GCTTACAAGTACGTGGTGTTGGTGCAGATGTCGAACGAACTGGCGCAGGACGCCACCGTCGACGTCGCCGGATTCCTCGCACGTCAGGCTGGTATCGCGATCGGCGTCGCCACCCGCGGACACATGACCACCGGCGACGGTTCTTCGAAGCCGTACGGAATCGTCACCCGCGCCACCACCGGCGTCACCGGTGGCACCGGCGTCACCGGCGCGTTCACCGCCGACAACCTGATCGACCTGAACTACTCGGTTTCTTCCACCTACAAGGCCCAGCCGGGCGTTGCGTGGATGATGAACAGCACCGCGATGTCGGCCGCCCGCAAGTTGAAGGACACCACGAACCAGTACCTGTTCGCCCCCGGTCTGAACGGTGTCGCCGACACGTTGCTCGGTTTCCCCGTGCATATCAACGACAGCGTTGCATCGCCGGCGCTGTCCGCGAAGTCGGTGCTGTTCGGTCACCTTCCCTCGTACTTCATTCGCGAGGTGAACGGAATCGAAGTCGCGGTGTCCGATGACTTCGCGTTCGACTACAGCGTGCGTACCTTCCGCGTGACGTTGCGCACCGACGGCGATTTGGTCGATCAGACCGGCGCCGTGAAGTGTTTCGTCGGTGGCGCATCCTGATCGGATGACCTCGACGGGCGGCACCCCGACCGGTTCTTTGGATCGGTCGGGGTGCACCTTCGATTCTTCAAACAAATAGGGAGCAAACGATGCGCGTGCGCATGTTGGTCAACATGACCGGAACAATCGACAACCAACAGTGGCCGGAGCGTGGCGGGTGTATCACACTCGCCGACCACGTGGCCGCTGACATGATCGCGAACAAATACGCGGAACCGTGCGACGATGCGCCGGCCGACGTACTCGAAACGGCGGCGGTGGACCCGGTGGTGGAAACCGCAACACGTAAACCGGGCAGACCGCGCAAGGTCTGACCGTGGCACTAACCGCCGGACAAGTAACCGCAAACAGCACGTCCGCGGTTCTACTTCACCAAACCGACGCCGACGGGTGCGACATTCTTGTCGCCGCCGACATTGGTGCCGGCCAACACGTGTGCCTCGGACCGTCGGGCGTGACCACCAGCACCGGCTATATCTTCGACGGTGGGCGCGACATTCACTTTACGATGCCCGCCGGTTCCGCGTTGTACGTAATCGCGAACAGCGGCACGTGCACCGTTTCCAAACTTGTGAGCGACTAATGGCAATCACGAACGGCTACTGCACACTGAACGAAGTAAAGGCGGCGCTACGAATCACCGACGCGCTCGACGACACGTTGCTGGAGAACTCGGTCGAAGCGGCGTCGCGTCGCATCGACGGCGAATGTTCGCGGCGGTTCTATCTCGACGGGTCGACCACGGCGCGCACCTATGCGGTCGGCCGTGCTGACATGTTGATTCTCGACGACATCGGGACCGCGACGGGGTTAGTGGTGAAGGTCGACGACGACGCCGACGGAACATTCGAAACGACACTGACGGTCGGGGTGGATTATCAACTGGAACCGTCGAACGCGATCGTGCAGGGCGAACCGCTGACACTTATCCGCGCACTCGACCGCGGGTTCCCCGTCGCCGCGAACGGTCGCAATCTGATCGAAGTGACCGCCCGTTGGGGGTGGCCTTCGGTGCCCGACGCGATTCGCGAGGCTACGGTTCTACTCGCGTCGCGACAGTTCAAACGATACGATTCGCCGCTAGGTGTCGCCGGGTTCGGCGATCTAGGTGCGATCGTTGTGCGCCGCATCGACCCCGACGTTGCCGCCATGATTAGCCCGTACCGTTTGACGGCGGTCTGACATGCCGGCCGCACTGTCGACGTTACGGGCCGGCATCGCGACGGCGTTAGGTTCTATCGCGAACCTACGCGTGTACGAATTGGTGCCCGATAACCCGCAACACCCGTCGGCGACGGTGCGTATTGACCGGGTGTCGTTTGATTCGACGATGGCCCGCGGTTCGGACGAGTTCGAATTTATCGTGACGGTAGTAGTGGGGCGCGCCGATGATCGGACAGCGCAAACGAAACTGGAAACATACGTGGCGGGTACGGGTTCGCAGTCGGTGAAGGCGGCGCTGGAATCCGACCCGACGTTGGGTGGTGTTGCGATGGCGTGCCGGGTGCAAACCGCGCAGAATATCGGAACGCTCGAACGTGCCGACGGCACGTCACTGTTGGCCGTCGACTTCATCGTATCCGTGTACGCATAAAGGACTAACTATGGCATTTGTGAACTCGAACCAAACCCGGCTGATCTACGGGACGAACCCGCTAGCCGCCTACCTGAAGTCTGTCGGCCCGTCATTCACGGCCGACATGCTCGACGTCACCACCCTTGCGGACACCTCGAAGGCGTTTATCGCCGGCGAGACTGATTACGCGCTGAACGTGGACGGGCTGTTCGATAGCACCACTACCGCCGGCGACGTTTGGGCGAACATCACCGCCGCTATCGCCGCCAGTTCGACGACGCCGGTATCGGTCGCCCCGGAAGGTTTCGCGGTTGGCAATTCGGTGTGGGTGCTGCCGGTGAAGGCCGGAACCTACGAAGTCGCCGGCACCGTCGCCGATCTAGTCACGTTCACGATGGCGATGCAACCGGCCGACACGCCGGCGGTCGGCCGATCCTTGTCCGACCTCACCGCCTATTCGACAACCACGAACGGAACGTCGGTCGACAACAGCGCAGCATCGTCGAACGGTGCGGTCGCCAACCTTCACGTGACCGCCGCATCGGGCACCAGCCCGACGTTGGCTGTAGTGGTTCAACACTCGACGAACAACAGCACGTGGACCACGCTAGCCACGTTCACAACGGCGACCGCGAAAACGTCCGAAACGGTAACCGCTACTGGTACGGTGAACCGTTACGTGCGGGCCGTGTTCACGGTCGGCGGCACCACCCCATCATTCACCGCGCAAGTCTCACTAGCCCGAAAGTAAAGGAAACCAAACCATGCCCTTCGTAGCCGCAAAAGCGTCGGTGTTCAAACTGGACAACGCCGCCGGAACTCTCACCGACATCAGTGCGTACGTGGACAGCGTGTCCGGTATCGCGAACACGACCGACATGCTGGAGACAACCACCTTCGGCGCCACCTCGAAGTCCTACATTGGCGGCCTTCGCAACGGCGACACAATCTCCGTCGCCGGCAAGTGGGACGCGACGCTGAATACGCAAGTGACCGCGCTGCTCGGTGCGTCGTCGACGTCGACGTTCGAATACCACCCGGCCGGCACCACCGCCGGCACCCCGAAGGTTTCGGGCGAATGTTTGGTGTCGAACTACGAAGTTTCGTCGTCGGTCGCCGATTTGGTGACGTTCACCATTTCGCTGCAGATCACCGGCAACGTCACGTGGGGAACTAACTAACAGTGGCGGCGGTGGCAGCAGTAACCGTCCGACACCTCGACGGCACCACCACGGACGCCCCCATCACGGGCCGCGTCACGGTGAACTTCGAGCGTCATTGGCAAACACCGGCGCGCGAGGTGTTCACCGCCGGCAACATGGAGCACAACTACTGGCTGGCGTGGCAAGCGGTGCACACCGCGAAAAAGACGGCGCTGGACTTCGATCAGTGGCTGGACACGGTGGCGACGATCGAATGGGGAACGGTAGACCTTTCCCCTTTGTAGTCGACTCCGCGGTCATGTTGTACGCGACAGTGGCCGTGGAGACCGGGATACCACCGGACGCACTACTCGACGCCGACCCGCTGATGTTTCACGCATTGGTAGAAGTGTTGAACCAACGGGCGAAACGGGCACGGTGAACGATGGCACGTAAACAGACGATCCGTTCGGCCGATTCGACGATTTACGTGCGCGGCCTCGACGACTTTCGTGCTGAACTGAAACGGATCGACACTACGGGCGGCGAGGGGTTCCGTAAAGAACTCGGGCGTGCGAACCGTGAGATTGGCGAACTGGTGCGCACGCGTGCCGGCGATCTAGCGCAAACGAAAATGGAACGGCAAGTCGTTGCGGATATGAAAACGTCCGCGGCGGTGCGTGCGGCGCGGGTAGAGATTGGCAACGGTCGGTCGGCAGCGTACGCGTACGGTGCAGAATTCGGCGCGTATCGTGACCGGCGCCGACTGATAAAGAACACGCGCGGCCGTGCGACGATCGTGCGCAATAACGAGAAACTGTCGAAGGTCATACGTAAGGTGGAGTCGCAGACGTTGTCATACGATCGGCGGGGCGGTACGACTACAGTGCGCAAGAAGGCGCGCGAGGCGTGGGGCGCTACCGCCGTGAAGGTTGTGCGCGTGACGGTCGGCTGGAATCAGTTTAGACCGTGGCGCGGTAACAAACTAGGTGCCGGCTACGTGTTGTTCCCGACACTTAGAAAGAACAGCGACGAAATAGCGGAGAAGTACATGGCGCGCGTGCTCGACATCGCGGGGCGCGCGTTCAACAGTGGAGGCGGCAGTGGCTAGCAACGTGCGCAAATTAGCGGTCGAAATTCTCGGCGATGCGTCGGGCGCGCAGAAGGCTATGCGGTCGGTGGAAGATTCGTCGCAGAAGTTGGGCGACAATATCGGCCGGTTGGCGAAGGGTATGGCCGGCGCGTTTGCTACGCAACAGATCGCCACGTTTGCGAAGGATGCGGTGGGCGCAGCGATGGACGACGCGAAGGCGCAGCAACTGTTGGCGCAACAGTTGAAGGCGTCGACCGGTGCGACTAATTCGCAAATCGCGGCGGTCGAGGACTTCATCGAAAAGACGCAGAATTCGACGGGTGTGCTGGACGACGACTTGCGGCCGGCGTTGGCGACGTTCGTGCGGTTCACGGGTGACGCGACGAAGGCGCAGGATTTGCTGACGTTGGCGATGGACATTTCGACCGGCACGGGTAAGGATTTGGGCACGGTGTCGACGGCGC